GACAATCTTTTTCATTTACTGTATTAACTAATTGACCCTTACTAATCTTACGAAAGGGTTTATTAAATAAAGTAAACGTCAATGCATCAAGAACTGTACTCTTTCCAGCACCATTTGTTCCTACTATTAGAGTAGTTTCATTCTTTTTAAGATTAATTTCTGTAAACTGATTTCCCGTTGATAAAAAATTCTTCCAACGGATTTTTTCAAATGATATCATGACCAACAACAGGAGGAATTACAATGTCATCAGAGGTAATGATGGTATAGTTATACCCATGATTCTCACAGGTTTTAACCATCAACTTATCCTCTACTTCCAAAATATTCATTTCAGGGTAATCTTGTTCTTCTAACATCATGACATATCTTTCAGCATCATCTTCTTCTTCAAACAAATAAAGAATTTGATCTCCATGTTCATCCTCAACGGAATAAGCTCCTTCACGTTCCTTACCAGCGATGGTTAGTATAAACATTATACCATCTCACATGCTTCCTGGTAAGCCTCATTCATCATTTTCTGAATGATTGATTTATCTAAATTAATTTCGGATTCTTCAATGTACCTATTAAGTATGGACATTGTATCTTCTGATTCATAATCTCCACTATCTTTATCATACCAACCATTAAACTCAAAATTCTCAACTACTTTTAATTCTGCAACATTAGATGCATATAATTTATCAATAAATTTTTCAAATTTCTTAGTATCTGTTTTTTGCCTAACAATTAACTTTACTATTTTATTCTCTAACTCACTTGCATTGAAGAGTTGGTGATCATTATCATTATAATATAACTTATAAAAAAGACGATAAGGATTGTTAACAGGAGTAGTTTCTAATGTTTCAGTATCAAATAAATGAAATCCTCTTGTATCTTCACAATCATTCCAATAAATCTCATAAGGATTTCCAAGATATGAAATATTATCTTGTGTAGATCTTGTATGAAAATGACCAGAAAAAACTTTAGTAAATTTTTCAAAAGGTTTTATATCAAAACCATGATCCATTACCACATAATCATTAACCTTGAATCCTTGTAGTTCTAAATGTCCCATACACATGGGAGCTGTTGACTTATTAATCATTTTCAAAGTCATGTCTTTGTTCTCTTGATTAATCCAAGGCACAAGAAGAATGTTTAACCCACCTACTTCAATAGAAGTTGTTTCTGAATATACTTTTACATTATCATACTCACGCAACAAAAGATCTATTGCATTTATATCATTTGTATTTTTATAATATGCTGTATGATTACCAACTATCGTATGAACTTCTATTCCCATATCCCGAAGACGATCAAAATAATGATCCTTTGCCCACGTCAACGCACTAAAATCAATACCCTTGCGACTATCAAAGGTATCACCCATATCAATAACAGTTGTAATTTTTTCCTTTTCTAAGGTAGGAAAGAAAACATCATCATAAAATTTCAAAAAATAATCATGAAATAATTTAGAATTTTTTCTCGCACCAAAGTGTTGATCAGTTATGATAGCAACTTTCATTAGTTACGTAACTTAGAATGCACGTTATCTTTAATTTGATTATAGTCCGAATGAGTTGTTCCGTCAATTTGATTATTATCATCAAAAACTTCTGAATAACCAGACTTCTCAATAATCTTATTCTTAATTTCTAATTGGCGTTTCTCTCTTTGAATTCTACGGAGAAATGCATAATGTATAATCTGTGTAAAGTATGCAAAAGGATTACGAGACTTTTCAGGATTAAAGTTATGTATATACTGTACACAATTTTCTATACCATCGGAGATCATGTCCTCCTTAAACATGTAATTAACAAAGTTTGGTTTAAATGATAAATGATTTGCAATCTTAAGAAAGCATTCACCAATGTATCTTGGAATAACAGGTTTAGTCTTATCTTGTATTTGAGCAATCTCAACATCCTCACGATACCTTATCAAAGCAGCAAGAAACTCTTTATTATTTACATAGTGCTCAGACCTTTTTCTTTTTGCCATAGGTTTAATTATTGCCATAAGTCATTATCACTACTATGTAGATATTATAACATTTAAATTATGACTTGACAAGTTAAAAAATCCAAGTAGAATACCTTTGTGGAGGTTCAAGGGTAGGATCTAGCTTTTAGTATTATTATTTTTATTTTTATATATTTTCTCTAGAATTTCTTTCGCATCTTTTACGTTAGCGACATATCCCATTTTTTTACTTATTTTACTTTCTGGAGTTCTATCATCTTCAGAATCTCTTAAATATCTTTGATACATTATTATCATTTCTACGTCATTAGATTCTGATAATGTAAGAACATTATTCAAATTAATAATAAACATATCTTCTTTACTTGTTTTTAACCAAGGTTCTACTTTATATCCAACAACTCCATGTTTACCTTTTAGTTCACCAATCACTATGGGATGATGAACTATTAACATTGTTCTATCGGTTTCTTCCGATGCGGCGACCTTGGCAAATATTTCTTCGCCTGAATTAAGTTTTATTGTAGCATAAAAATCGTCTTCTATTCCCATGAGATTTATTCCTTCTTTAATTGTATAGTAATTATTTCATAATTAAAATTTTCTTCGTTGTAGATTTTAATTCTTTCAATGAAATGATTGAGTGTGTAGTTTCTCCT